CGGCTGGCGTAAATATTGGCACTGAAACTATAACTGTTGAAACTTATTTAAACTTTAAAGTAGGTGATCCTGTTAAGTTCAGTGTTATCAATTCACAAACTGGTGGATCTGGAACGGGTACATTACCAGCAGGGTTAACAACTTCTGATACTTTCTACGTAATTGCATATACAGCGACAACAGGAGCATTGCAGGTGTCAGCAACTTCTGGTGGTTCAGCAGTAAACATTACTGATGTTGGAACAGCAGCATCTCCAAACGAGTTTCAGGTAGCTTATGCAGCTTTTGCAAGTGTTTCTCAAGTTAGAGAATGGACATTTGAAATATCCAGAGAAGAAATAGATGTAACAACTATTGGTGGTACTCCAACACAATTCACTCCATTTAGAAAATATATTGCAGGTTTTGGTGATGGTACAGGCACTGCTACTGCTTACTTTACAAATGAAGATACAGCGATGGTAAACCGTATGGTTCAAGATGTATTGCAGAGACAGCAAGTAGGTGCAGCTATGAAGTTATATATGGATCAGGTATTTACTGGTGGTTCTGTCAGCGACACATTAAGTAGATTTATTGAATTTGAAGCGACCTTAACTGCTGCTTCATTAAATGTTAATCCAGATGATGCACAGACAGTAAGCGTGGAATTTAGACCTGCTGTACAGCCTACATTTGATTTTGCTACAACATAGTGGTTGAGATTTAGTAAAAGGATTAGTATACTAAGTAAGAAATATAATTAATTTATGGCATCTCCCAAAACTATGCGAGCAATAGATCGTTTGCGTAAAGCTGCTAATTTAGAAGCTACAAAAAAAGAAGTTACATTATCTGATGGAACAGTATTTGAATTGTGGGTAACACCTTTAACTTTAGCTGAAAAAGAAAGAGCACAAAGAATGACAAAATCTGATAATGCTAATGAATTTGCCTTGCGTTTGTTATTAACAAAAGCACAGGATGAAACAGGAGAAAAATTATTTCAACTAGGTGAAATAGATGTTCTTAAAAACGAAGTAAGAGATTCTGATTTACAAAAGATAATGATGTGCATACTAAAAGAAGAGGAAGAACCTTTAGACCCAAAAGACTAAGTGCTGAACTGCGTAAAGATAATTTAATGATGTTGCAGTTTGGCATTGCCAAAGAATTAGGAATGAGTCTTGCTGATGTAAGAAAAATGACATTAGAAGAAGTAATTGGTTGGAGTGCTTATTTTCAAGTTTTAAATGAAGATCAAGAGAAAGAAATGGAAAAAATTCGTAGACGTAGGTAGAATAAGAAAAAAATAAAAGTTTGTGGCTGCTGGTAACGCAAAAATTAATGTTATTGTTGATGGCTTAAGACAAGTACAGGCTTTAGAGAAGTCGTTAAATAATATTTCTAGATTATCAGGAAAAATAAATGGAGTTGATAATGCTCCTAGGGTTGAACAAAAAGTATCAAAACTAAAAGAAGCTCAACGGGCTTCAATGATAAGAACTAGAAATATTGGAGATCAGATAGAAAGATTATCAGCACAAGGTTTAAATGTAGATAAAGCTAGAGCAGCCATTAAAAAAGCATCAGCAGCAGATTCTGCTAAAGAACTAATAAGAGCAAAAGCATATCAAGATGCAGCACAAAATATTTTAAGAACAGAACAAGAAATTACAAAAGAAAATAAGAGACAACAGCAATTTAGATCAATAAGACAAGGCTCTAGAGGTGGCGGTGGAATAAGAGGAAATAGATTGGATGATAGAAGCGGTGGAGCAGCATTGAGAAGCGGACTAATTTCTGGTGCGTTCCCATTGTTATTTGGACAGGGCTTACTTGGAGGTGCTGCTGGTTTTGCTGGTGGTGCTATCGGTACAAAGATGGGTGGTCAAATGGGAGGTTTTGCAGGAGGTCTTGTTGCTACTGCTGGACTCCAATCAATTTTAAATTTTAGAGATAGAGTTACAGAACTAGGTAAAGCATTAGACCCTGCCAATGTAAATATTGATGACGCTATTCAAAAATTAAAAATTATAAATACAACCAGAGCAGCAGAGATAAGATTAATTGAACAATCACAAGGTTCTCAAGCTGCATTAGCTGCTATTACTAAAGATACAGCAAAAGTAATTGGAGATGATGGTGTAAGAGCTTTACGAGAATTTGCTGAAGCAATGAAAGTTCTTGGTGCTGCTGCTGGTAATTTTGCTTTAAAAATTCAAGCTAATTTAGCAGAAACATTTAATAGAGTATTTGACTTTGCAGGTGGTGATTTAAGTAAAGCTAAATCAAATTTAGGTTCAGATAATCCTCTTGTTAAAGCTTTGGAAAATAATCAGAAAGCTCTTGAAAATTTAGCAAACCAACCAGGAATGACTCAATCTCCTACAGCACGTGATATTACTGGAGCTTTTACAGATTTTTCATTAGGTGGGGGCAAAGGTAACTTACCTCTAAGTGAAAAAGGTAAAGAAACAAAAGCAAGATTAGAAACTGAACAAAAAATATTAAAGAATAATATATTAATTAGATCTGCTAAAGAGGCAGGATTGCGATTAGATAAAGAAATAAGTGTTGAACATAATAAGTTAATTAATTCAATGGAAACTCAATTTAAATTACAAAATAGAGTTTTACAACTTCAAAAAACAGGTTTAAATCCAGCATTAGCAAATCAAATTGCTTTAGTTGAAAGGTCTGGTGAAAATGTGCTTTTAGGAATCGAAAATGAACTTAGAGCAGTAGATCAGTTGTTAGAAAAAGAGAGAGAAACTTCAGATACATATACAGACAAAATAATGTCTTTAGAAATAACAAGACAGGCTTTAAAAGACCAACTAGGAATTAATTTAAGAAATTTAGGTGTAGTAAAAAATGAAATTATTGAACAAGATAAAAAAAATAAAATATTAAAAGATCAGCTAGCAACTCAAGAACAAATAGAATCAATTCTTGCTGGTGGTATGACTAATGCTGTTATGGGATTGATTGATGGATCTAGAACATTAGGACAGGTATTAGCAGACGTAGCAAAACAACTTGCAAGTTTGTTCTTAAATAAAGCATTTACGAGCATATTTAGCAATATGAACTTTGGTAGTGGAAATTACAATGACATTCAAACACCTGGACTAAACGCAGCACAAGGAGCATTTAGTAGATCAGGTGGATTTAAAGCTTTTCAATCTGGAGGTGTTGTAAATTCTCCTACTATGGGATTGATAGGAGAAGGTGGTGAATCAGAGTATATTATTCCAGCTTCTAAAATGGCTGGTGCAATGTCTAGATACTCAGCAGGTGCTAGAGGTGGTAATGTTATTCCAGGTGGTTCTGGAAACGCTGGTACAGTCGCAGGTAGTACTGGTAGCACAATCGTTGAATATACAGGTCCAACATTAAACTTTAATGGTGATGAGTACGTTCCAAAATCTGCTGTTCCTGAGATTATTGGTGCTGCTGCAAAACGTGGTGCACAAGCAGGTAAAGCACAAGCTTTTGGATCGTTAAAAAATTCTAGAAGTCAACGTGCATCTCTTGGATTATGAGCATCACAACTTTAGTTACTTTTGTTGAAGTATTTAAAATAAATAATAATAATAAAAAATCGACAATACACCGATTACAAAATGGGAAAAGAGATCCTTCAGTAGGTACAAAAAAAGATGGAAATACAATAACTTTTAATAGTAAAAAATTTCATTATTTACCTTTTGTTTATCAAGGAACAACTATCAATAGATCAGGAGACAATATTGAGTCTAATTTAATTATGGCTAACCATCCATTAAGTATGGCAAAAGCACAGGAAGCTGTTATTAATAAATATTTTGTTGAAGTAAATGTTTGTATTATGAAAAATAATGATATAGATAGTTTAGAAGATGGAAATAATTCAATATTAACAACAGATACATGGCTTGCTGCATCCTTATCTTATGATCCAGATGTTGTAGAAATTCTATTAAGTAGTGCTATAGATGCTGTTGGTGCTAATGTTCCAAGTCTTGTGTTAACAAGTCAAGTGGTTGGTAAACTACCAGTAACAAGTGATATTCAAAATAGATGAAGCCACATCAACTTATCGGTTTGCCTTATAGGTTAGGTGCTGATCCAATAAAACATCATGCAGCAGACTGTGTATCTTTGGCACGAACAGTTTTAAAATATTATGGAATAAGCTCACCAAAACCTACAAGAGATTGGTATAGAAGAGTAAGAAAAAAAGACTTTGATATATTTAAAGAAGAACTTGAAAAGTGGGGAAACAAGACAAAACAGTTTAATATAGGTACAGTTGCATTATGTAAATCTAATAATGGATTTGGTCTTGCTGTTTACTACGAGGAAGGATGGATAAGCTGCGGAGAATCGGAGGTAAGATGGAGTCCTTTAGACGGCCTGGAGGTCGTAGGGTGTTACTCCCCGCAGAAGTCGAACTATGTGAAACAGTAGGAATTACAGAAGATGAATATTTTCATTTTGTAGAATTAACACAGGCATATAACGGAAAAAGACCAGAAGAATATGATGAATTACCTTATGTCGTAAATTTTCAGGCACTAGGTATTCTAACTGCTAAAGGTGCATTAACTACTTTTGGTCAATTTTTATTAGGAGTTATTCTTAACGTTGTATCTGTTTTATTAGCACCAAAACCTAGAGCACCTAAAACTCCTCCTAGTCTTACAACTGCTGGTCAAACTGGTCCTAAAAGATTTGCTCCACAAACAGGTTTTAATTCAATACAGGAATTAGCTAACTTTGGTGAAATCGTTCCATTAATATTTACAAAACAAGAAATAACTAAAAGTAAAAATTATATTCAAGTTAATGGAGGAGTTCGTGTAAATACAAGACTTTTATGGTCACAAATGATAAGTCTTGGCAGTAGCCAACAATTAAAAGGGCTATTTATGCTTGGTTTAGGAACTTTAGCTGCTAAACCTGATTTTGCAGGTTATGCCATAGGTGATCTGTTATTAGAAAATTATATTAATAAAAAAATAGCTCTTTATATGAGGCCAGATGGCGGTAGACCTAAAGAAACTCATAAATATGATGAAGGCACTTTAGGAAGGCAAAAAGATAGAAATGGCAGCGTTATGCACGATGTTATGTCTGTTGATTGGGATATGGGTGAAGGTAAAAATGGTGATCCTGGTAAATCAAAATCCATTGTTAGTAGTGCTAGAACTCCTAATACGCAAGTGCAATTTGGTGCGTTTTCTCCTATGCCAAATGCAGTGAGATATAGAGTTCCTTATGAATTAGTCTTAAGACAAAAAGAGTTATCAGAGGAAAACAATAAAGATATAGATACTAAAAGACGTAAACTTAGAACAAATTTTCCACGATATGCAAGTATTTTTAGATACCACAATTCAACAGCAGCTAAAAATTCTTTACCAGTAATAGAAAATAGACTTATTCAATATAACATTACTGCTATAGATGTAGAAAAAGAATTTAAAGCTGAAAAAGACAAAGATGGCAAAGATAAGTCTACGTTTGATCCTTGGGGTGTTGATGATGTTAAATCTGCTGTTGATACTTCAAGAGAAGAGGCTGATGATGCAATACAGATAGGAGAATCTTATTTGATTGGATCTGCAATCGCTATATGCGAGCGTAAAAGTAGAGCAATATGGAGTTCAGGTAAGAGTCAAGTTTGTACATTTAGAGTTGATACACCTGGCGTTATAGACTTACAAGCAGATGCAAAAAGACCTTTTGCTTGTTTTGATAAATTAGCTATACAAAAATGTTCTATAGGAACTATTAGTAATAGTAAAGCTTGTCATGTTACAGAAATAGGTCTTAAATCTAAAGTTTTTAAACAAGTAACAGGTTTTCCAAATGTAAATAGTCACCCAGGAGCAGTTGGAACTAATGATGTAAATGAAGATACAACAGAGGGTGTTCAAAAAAGATACCAAGACGATAGAGGCAGTATCTCTCTTGGTGGAATGAGTAAATATCTTATGAGATATAGTTTTTTTAGATTACAGGCTAGAGTTGCTGGTGTTGGTGATATAGATTGGAATTATATTGATAAGGGTGAGCCTTTTGCTATAAAAGGTAATTCACCTCAACCTCAATACAATTTTATAAGAATAAATCATAATAACAGTAAAGATAAAGAATTTGAATTTAGATTTATACCGTTTCCAGGTAATTTAATAAAAAGAAATTTTGTCGATAAAAATAAAACAGTAAGAATATTAAATGCTTCTGGAGATCTTGAAAGTTATAGAACTACAAAAGGTGATCAAATATATGAAGTATTTTATAAAGGTTCTGACGATCAATTAAGAAGTGGTGATGTATCAAATACAGAGTGGTATTTAGGTGCTTTGCCTACAGAAAAGAAAAAAGGAAAAGTAAATGATTTTTCAAAAAAATCAACGGGTGTAATTCCTAGAGAAACAAGATGGGTTCCTATTGAGGTAAGAGATAGTGATATGGATGCTGCTTTTCATGGTGAAGGTCGAGTACATAGAAAAACAGTTGGTTCTTTAGGTACTAATTGGCAATGGGGTGACAAAGTTGAAGCAGATCATTGGAAAGAATATAAATCATATACAGATACAGATAAAGTGCTTCTTCAACCAGATTCACCAAGAGGCACAGTTTGCATAATTCGTAATGGTTTTAAATATTGTAATGGTGATTTTATATCAACAAGAACAAGCAAACCAAATCAGAAGAAGGGTCATTATTTTGGAATGATAAAATACCAGTTTAAAGAGGCTAATGTAAAACCCGAAGTTTACAAGAACTATGCCGTAAATGGAGGATCGGGGTCAGGTTTAACTATAACTTTAAGAGTATATAGAGATCCCGATACTAATAAATTTAAAGCTGCTAAATGGACTATTAAGAGTAGAGGCAAAAATTATAAAGATACTGATAAAGTAAGTATTCCAAAAACAGGCAATGCAGCTTCAGATTTTCCTGGTTTAGAAAATATTGATATTGTTACTGACTTTAGTGATTTTGTAACACAACCCTGGCCAGCAGGTAAAAATTTAAACCCTTTTGATGCTATTGCTGACTATTATCAATATGATGCGGAAAGAAGTAGTCACCAAGACGGTCCAGAACATGAAATTGTATATGTCAATGAGCAAAGTAGTTTAGGAGAAGAAAGTCCTGTACCTTATAAATTCGATCAACCTAAAGTTGGAATTGCTAATGTAGCTCTAAGATTAAGCAGTTCAAGAGAGTGGAATAGTTTTTCTCAACTGTCTGTATATATTAAAAAAGGTTTAGAAGTAGAAAGATTAATAAATGACAAAGGAAATACAGTTACAGATAATAATAAAGGTCAACATGGAGTAAGTACAAAAGGTTTAGGCCCTACAAATAACTTTGCAGAAATAGTTTATGCTCTTTTAACTGACAAAAAATTTGGCCTTGCTGATTCAATCGGACTTCCTTCTGTTGAAAAAGAAAGAATGATAACTGCTGCTAAATTTTGTGAAGCAAATGGATTTTATTGGGATGGTGTAATTACTGATAAACAAAATATACGAGAGTTTATTTATCAAAATGCAGTATTTAATTTATTAGACTTTACGATTCTTGGTGGTAAGTTTTCATTATTTCCCTCTGTTCCTTTCAATCCTAATAGTTTTAAAATACAGAAAAAACAAAAACCAACAGTTAAAGCTTTATTTACTGATGGTAATACAAGAAATTTAAAGGTAAGTTTCTTATCGCCTGAAGAACGTCAGAATTTTATTGGAACGGTATATTTTAGACAAGAAGTAGAAAACGGTTTTCCTGAAACAGAATCAATAAGTTTACACGTTGCAGATGAAGAAAATCCTGCAAAACTCCCAATAGAAATATTTGATATGTCTGATTTTTGCACAAATAAAGATCATGCTAGAGAATTTTTACAACACGTTTTAAAAATTCGAGAAAAAGTAGATCATGGTATTAAATTTGAAACCACACCACAAGCTATAGTCGGATTAAAACCTGGTGATTATATACGATTTATTTCAGAAGCTACTCATACCAATAGATTTGAAAATGGTGTTATATCTTCTGATGGAATTGTACAAAGTGTTGGAAATAATAGTATAAATAACGTACAAATTTATCACTGGAAACCAGGAACGCAAGAGGTTAAAACAGCAACATTAAAAGTAAGTAATGGTAAGACTAATCAAAGTAACCTTTATGGGTCGGTATTTACCGTAAAACAAACCACTGAATCTAATAGATTATATAAAATTGAATCTCTTGCATATACAGATGAAGGATTAATAGATGTTGGTGCAAGCCATGCTCCTCTACTGGATGATGGCACACTTGCTACAATAAATTATAATGATGAGGATGATTTTCAAGGTGTCTAATGTCTAACTTTGTTGATTTTCCTGATATTGAACCTTCATCAAGGACTTATACTCCTGGGAATTATCCCCAAACAGAATTTATTGCACAAAATGGTGCAAAAACTGTATTGAGATACGGTAATAAAAAAGTAGATGCAAAATTAAGTTTAGGATTTACAAATATTTCAGATGCTGAAGCTAATCAAATTTTAAATTTTTACGAGACTATCAATAGTGTTTATGATTATATAAATTTTTCAACTCAAAATAAAAATGCTTTAGCTGGTATAACTTCATCAGGTTTAAGAAGAAAAGTATCACAACAAAATAATAATGGATATAAACTTAGATATAGATTTGATGGTCCTCCTACACTTACGAGTGTCAAACCTGGCATTTCAAATGTGCAATGTAAATTTGTCGCTTGCCTCGATGGGGATTAGAATGTATTTAAAATGTATCACGGACAATGGCTAACTTTTACTCAGGATCAAAAGGCAGACTGTATGTAGGAGATGCAAGCGAAGCTATAACTACCTCAGAAGATGAAGTTGTTAAAGTTAGATCATGGTCATTCACTCTTAATACAGCCGTTTTAGAAACAGTATCTTTAGGAGATCACGATAGAACTATAATCCCAGGAATTTCAAGTGGTTCTGGTTCTGCCAGTATTTATTATTATGCCGAAACAACTACTGGAGAAAATAATAGTGGAGTTTTATCAAGTAAAATTATATCAACAATAATGCCTTCATCCAGCGAAAAACAAAAAGTTAGATTTAGGTTACAGTCTGACAATAATCATCGTATTGATTTCGATGCTATTATTACGAGTTTAAGTATGACAAATTCTGTAGGAGAAGTACTTTCGGCTGATGTTAGTTTTGATATAGACGGAAATGCCCATAATAATAAATTCTAAATGTCCATATACTTTGGATCGACAGGTTTTATTGAATTAAAACGTGATGCTTTAAACTCTGACATATCAACGTCTTTAGATCCTGCTGATGTAAATACAACTAAAAAAAGATTTTCTGTTGATAAAGCAGATGGCTCATTAATTACAGGAGATCAAATTGAAATAGAAACTACAGATGGCAGTAATTTAGAATTATTATCTGGTCATAGTTTTCCTGATCTTCGTAAATATATCCATATTGATGATATGGGTGGAATTAAGTTATATAACACCTTTGCTTCTGCATTGGCTGGTGAAGTTACAGATGCACTTACATTAACTGCACCATCTTCTACAAAAAATATATTAATTCGTACTAGAAATACAAGATTTAGACCACTTGCAAAAATTACTGAATTTGAAATTACAACAACTAGAGATACTGTTGATATTACAAATTTAGGAGAGGAGTTTAGAAAGCAGTATGAAAATGGTCTTATATCAGGACAGGGAACAATACAAACGATATGGCAACATAGAAACTTTCAAAATGATACCCCTGGATTTGCCAGCCCAGAGTTTCCTGTTTATTTAAGTCAATTACTGGTGCGTATGCAACAAGGAGCAGACTTTGAGGGAAGATTTTATATTTATCACGATCCAAGTCAATCTACAAACAGTGTCTGGTATCAATCAATGTGTGTTGTAACTAACGTGGCAATAAATGTACCTGCTAGTGGATTAGTAGAAGCAAGAATAGAATTTATTACCAATGGTCTTATAAAACTTCATAATGGAGTTCCACCATCATTCTTATTATTAGAAAGTAGTGATAGGATATTGCAAGAGGATGGCAATGGTATTTTACTTGAAGATCCTTAAATTTAGATTTATGATGTACTTAAAGGTTTATTGACATGGCTGATCTACAGATTACACAATTACCAGAATTAAGTTCAGCCCAACTTCAAGCTACAGATCCTATTGCACTTGCAGATGTCAGTGCATCAGAAACAAAGAAAATAACTGCAAAAAACTTTGTGCAAGGTGCTTTTGGATTAGTAGATGCAGCATCAATACCAGCTACAAAATTACAATATCCATTAACAGCAGGTCAAATTGTTACTGCAACTTTAGCTGATGATGCAGTTACTGCTGTAAAAATTACTGATGCAACAATTACTGGAGCGAAAATAGCTACTGATACCATTACAGCTACGCAGATAGCAGCTAACGCTATTACTTCCAGTGAACTTGCAAATGATTCTGTAGACACAGCATCAATAATTAACTTAAATGTAACAACAGATAAATTAGCAGCTACAGCAGTAACAACTGCAAAAATTGCAGATAGTGCTGTTACTTTTGTAAAAACTAATTTTAGTGATGGTGATATTCCAGGAGCAAAACTTACATCTGCTTCTGTCACATCAACTCAACTTGCTAATAATTCGGTAACTGCAAATGAATTAGCAGACAATGCGGTGGATACTGCTGCTATAGCTGATGATGCTGTAACAAGTGCAAAAATTGCTGACGATACAATTACTGCTGCTAATATTGCTACCAATGCTGTTGGATCTGCGGAACTTGCCGATAATGCTGTAGATAGTGCAGCTATTGCAACAAACGCAGTTACAACTGCAAAAATTACAAACTTAAATATAACTACAGATAAGTTAGCTGCCAATGCTGTTACTGCTGCCAAGATAGCCAATGATACAATTACCGCTACACAAATTGCTGCAAATGCCATTACAGCCAGTGAATTAGCTGATAATGCTGTTGATACGGCTGCTATTGCGGCTTCGGCTGTTACTGATGTTAAAATCTTAGGTGTCTCAGGCACAAAAATAACAGATGGAACGATAACAGCAGCTAAATTAAATACCGCAAATATAGACAGATCATTAAATGTAGCATCAGGTAATTTAGGAATAAATAATGCGGTAGCAGGTGGTGCATCTGCAAGAAATGGTATTACTTACAATGCAGAGGGGTTAATAACATCTACAACAGCATTAGTTGCAAGTGACATCCCAGAAGCTACAACAACAGCAGTTGGAGGTGTAAGCGTACCAACAGCAGGTGGGTTAGCTGTTACACTAGCGGGTGCAATTTCCATTGCTAATACTATTACCGCAGCAACAGTATCTGGAATTACTTTTGATGAACAGGGTTTAATTACTGCTGCGACTGCTTTGGTAGCAGGTGATTTGCCAGAGGCTACTGCTTCAGCTATAGGTGCGATTTCAGTACCTGTTTCTTCTGCTCCGTTAACTGTTTCAAATACAGGTATTTTATCTATAGCAGATAGTGGAGTAACAGCAGGTGAATATACAAAAGTTACTGTTACAGATCAAGGTTTTGTTACAGATGGAGCATCTCTTGTTGAAGCTGATATTCCTGATCTTGCTGCTACAAAAATTACAACAGGACAATTTGGAACATCATTTTTAGCTAATGACTCCATAACAATGGACAAAATAGCAAATAACGCCATTACCTTTATACAAGAAGCATCACCTGATATTTCAAATTTACCAACAGGTGTTCAATGGCTACAAGAATCTACAGGACAATTAAGAATATTTAACGGTAACAGCTTTTTCTCTGTTGGTTTTGGTCGATTAGCAGAAGAAAACCTTAGATTCTGCGGAACATTTAACGCTTCTAATGGTTTAATTGTTACCTTAACAGCATTTGGAACATCAGCAGGTTTTACTGTAAGTAATGCAATACCAGCAGGTACATCAACATTAACTGGTGCTTACTTTGTCTGTGTAACCCCTGGAAACGGTACAGCAGTTGTACCAAGCACAAGTTTTGATGCAGGTGATTGGTGCTTATGCGTAGGGCCTGATAACTGGGATAGAATTGATACTTTATCTGGACCTGGAAGTGTTTCTAGTCTTAACGATTTATCAGATGTTACATTGTCAAGTCCTACTACTGGTCAATTATTAATACTTCAAGCAAGTGGTCAGTTTGCGAATGTTTCAGTAATCAGTGGAGGAACTTACTAATTTCATGTATCCTTTAATTAAGTTAAGGTAAATTATGTCGATTCAAATTAAATTAAAGAATAGTGTCGTACAGGATAGTACACCAAGCACATCAGATTTACCTGCGGTTGGCGAAATAGCACTTAATGCAAATATAAATAGTATCGGTGGCTTCATGCGAGCCAGTAATAATACTATCGTAAAAATATTTGGTCCAGGATCTGTTAGTACACCTACTGCTACAACTACAGTTTCAGGTATTGCTGAATTAGCAACCAATGCTGAGACAACAACTGGTACAGCTACCAATAGAGTCGTAACACCTGCTGGATTAAAGGCAGTAACTGATGCAGAAAGAGCAACAAGTAACAGTGCATATATGACATCTGCTGGAGGAACTTTAACTGGTGCATTGACAATGCCTAATGGTAGTAATTCTGCTGCTGCAATAAATTTTGGAGATAGCGATAGCGGAATATTTGGTGGAACTAATACTGTCAGTTTGACTGCTGGAGGAACAACAAGATTAACTGCTGATACAGGAGTAAGTGTTGTTGGTACGTTGGCTGTAACAGGAGCTATAACATCTACAAGTGATTTAACTATTGCGGAAAAAATAATTCATTCTGGCGATACAGATACTTTCTTTTCATTTCCTGGTGATGATATTGCTGCCATAGATACTGGTGGTAGCGAAAGATTAAGAGTTGACGGTTCAGGTCGTGTGCTGTATGGAAAAACCTCTAACAGGCAAACTCGTTTAGGAGCTAATAGTTTTAGTCCAAACATACAAATTGAAGATCAAGATATTGGGGCGATGTCAGCAACTAGATTTAAAGACAATGATGCACCTTTTAGATTTATACTTCAAAAAGGTAGAGGAACTATAGCTTCACCTGCTGCTGTTTTAGATAATGATAAAATTGGACAAATTTTATTTAATGCACATGATGGCAGTAATTTTTGTAATCTGGCAAGTATAGTTTCAGAGGTTGATGGCACACCAGGCACAAACGATATGCCAGGAAATCTCATATTCAACACAACAGCCGATGGTGCAAATGCAGTTACCGAAAGATTAAGAATCAACTCTTCTGGAAACGTAGGTATAGGTACAGCAACTCCAAATACTAAGTTAGATGTTAGAGATACAGGCGGTGAAGCGATAGTACAAGTTACAGGTTTTGAAAGCTCTGATGCTGCTGTGCAATTAGTTGCAGATGAAGGTGATGATAATGGCGATAGATGGAAATTGGTATCAGTAGCAAGTGATAATACTTTTAGATTACAGAATAATATAAGTGGAAGTAATGTTAACAAATGGACTATTTCTACAAGTGGCGATGTAAACCAAACAGGACATTTAGATTTAGCAGATGATAAAGCATTAAGGATAGGAAATTCAGATGATTTCCAATTTTTTCACAGAAGTTCAGACAGTCTTTCAATAATTAGCGAGTCAGGAGGAGGATATTTAAGCCTTCAAAGTAATGGTAGTAAAGTCGAAATATATGACAGTGCTAATAATACGTCAATAGCAGAGTTTTTTACAGGTGGCGGTGTTTATTTAAGATATGGAGCAAGTAATAGATTTTTTACAAGCAGTACAGGAGCGCAAGTAACAGGAAATTTATTAGTTTTAGATTCTGGTTCTAGTGGTATTATTTCTAAATCTACGTCTACACAAGCAACTGATACTAATAAAGGATTAAAAGTAAGAAATAATAGTGACACTGATACTTTTAGTGTTAGTTATAAAGGTCAGGGTTATTTTGCTGGAAGGTTAGGTATTGGTACAACAAGTCCAGATTCACCTCTTCACGTACATAAAGCTAGTGCTGGTACTGTATCTGCTGATGGAAATGCTGTATTAGCATTAGAAAATAATAATCACTGTGTATTGAATATGTTGACCCCTGCTGATAAGAGTGCGTATATCATGTTTGGTGATCCAGCTGACATCAACGCAGGGCAAATTAGATATGACAATAATACAAATGCACTCCTTGTAGATGTTAATAGTAGTGAACGTCTTCGTATTAATTCTTCTGGAAGAATAGGCGTAGGTGTAACAAGCCCAGATTCTGTATTGCATTTAAAGAACTCTTCACCAGTAATAACCCTAGAGGACACTAATACAAATGCAAAATTTAGAATTAATGCTGATTCAGGTGTTGGTAATGCAGCCCTTGACGTTGACAGATTTTCAGCTACATCTACTCCTTCTTTTATTGTCAATATAAAAGGCAGTGAGAAAATGCGACTAACATCTGCTGGACATTTAGGTATAGGTTTAACAAGTCCAGACACACCTTTAAGCGTTGATGGAGGAATTAGAAGTACGGGAAGTGCACCGAACATAAGTATGTTAGATACAAATGCTTCTGCAAATAACAAACAATGGGATTTTAAACTAACAGGAAGTGATGGTACGTTTACAATTCAAGCTTTAAATGACAGTGGTGGTGGTGGTGGTAATCTATTTGAAATGACAAGAAGTAGTAATAGTATTCAAACATTTAGTGGAAAAAAAGCTGGTGTAATTTGGTTCACTGTCAATAATAACGATAGAAAAACAACAACATACGATTTAGATGTTGATAATGACCTAGTTATGAGTGGAGAGATATTTTTACCAAATGGCTCTGATGACAATCCGTCTATAAGATTTAGAAACACTACTAATATGGGATTTTATAGACACGCATCTAACCAAATTGGTGTTACTATAGGTGGTGCAGGTAGGATTCGATTTACAAACAATCAGCTTGGTCCTCTAATAAATGATTCAATAGATTTAGGTAATGGTAGTTTTAGATACGATGATATATTTCTTACAAGTAATCCAAATGTAAATTCAGATAGAAATTTAAAAAACACCATAGCAACAAGTGATTTAGGTTTGGATTTTATAAATAAATTAAATCCAGTATCTTATAAATATAACGGCAAAACAAGAACTCACTATGGATTAATTGCACAAGAAATAGAGACAGTTCTTAATACTATAAATAAACCAACAACAGATTTTGCTGGATTCTGTAAAGATGAAGTTGATGAAGATGGTAATGCAATTACCCCAACATACGGTTTAAGATATTCAGAATTTATTTCTCCAATAATAAAAGCAATTCAAGAATTAAGCACTAAAGTTGCTGCATTAGAGTCAGCATAAACCGTATTGCCGATATACGTTCCAGTAGCTACACTTTAAAATAATTACAAAAATTTTATGTCAAAACTATCTGACAGATGCGAAGAGCGTAAAAACGAAGCACAAGCTCTTGCTGATAAATTCAATGCTGAAAAGGCAGAAATAGATAAATTAAGAACTGAAGCAAATCAAAAAGAAAAAGAAAATGCTATTGTTTATGAACAATTTATGGTTAAAAATGCTCAATATGCAGAATTACTTGGATTAGTAAAAGAAGAAGAAGGTGTTGAAACTCCAAGCGAAGTCGTAGAATAAGGTTAAACTATTAGTAAAAGTATTTTTTATCATGGCAACTACTACTTGGGCATTAGCTAATGTTGATTATGATGTAGACGATGGCTTTTGTCATACTGCACACTGGACAGCAACTAGAGTAGACGGAGATTATAGTTCTTATCGTTATGGTTCTGTTCTTTTAACAAAACCAAGCTCTCTTACAACAAGAACAGATTTAAAGACAGCAGATATTATTGCTGATGTAAAAGCAGTCCTTGGAACGGATGAAGTTGCAAGTATTGAAAATAATCTTGTTCTTGATATAAGTGAACAAAAAACACCAACACAAGGAAGTTTCGTACCAGCTAGTTAATGAAAAAATTATTTTCAACATTTCTTTTAATTGGGTTATTATTCCCAACAATCACAGAAGCTGGTTTTTCACCAGAAGGTGTAAATAGACCAAAAAAATCAAGATGCAAAAGTAGTGGCGGTGTAATTGGGTGCCGTATACTTAAAAAACCTAAAAAATGCAGCAAAAAAAGACCTTGTATTCCTAGAGGCTATTACAGAAAAGATCCAATAAAATATATTCCTATGAAGTAGTTTTTGTATTAAGTTGACGGGTCATAATCCCTAACGTGACATAGAAAGGGGTAATTCCTATAATGGTAAGTAATACAAATAGTCTTAAAATGCTTAACAAGATTTCTTCAATATTATCCATTTTATCATTCTTAATAAGCTTAACAACTATAGGTGCTGGCTGGACAGCTTACAAATGGGTAACAAGTCCACAGTTTGAAGCGATGATGATGGAAAAGGTTATGGAAGGTGTAGGTAAGATATTGCCTAATCAGATAGATAAAAAAATGCCAAAAGTAACAGGCCCAATGATTGAAATGAGTAATGATTCAAAACAATTCTGGGATTACATTGAAAAAAGAAACAGAGAACACATCGAATGGGAAACAAAAGGTAAGTGGGAACAATAAGTGATATTTGTTTTTTTTAAGAAACTAATTAAATATTACATAGACAAATTAGTTGATTGGATGCGTATGGTTAAATTTGATTTAGAATTGGAAACTCAAATAAAAAAATATCATGAAGATTGGCTAAAAGAAAATGCAAAAGAAAAACCTAAAGTAATAGAAAAAGGTACGTTTGGAGAAGATGGTTGGTCTATTTCTATTGGAGATATAGATGACGAAGATACCAAAAATTGAAATAAAAGAAGTTTATGTTCCAAAAATACGATTATGGGAGGTACAACCACCAATATTAGATGTCATTTATAAACCAGTTGTAGATATTCCAGGATGTGTTGATGCTCATAGAAATAATTTAACAGGACTGATAAACGAAGATGAATTAGGCACATATCAAGCCTGTGGTACGTTTAATATTCCTAGCTTTGAACCGCTTGAATATAACCCTGCAAATTTTACATATACTGCACCTGCAA